ACTTTGGTGTTGTGAACAAATGCAATTGCAAGAACAGCAAATTAGAACAAAAGCATCAAAATTGCAATTAAAAGCAAGAGGTGTAAGCATTGCGTGGCAAGAAAAACAAAAAAATCACGCTCAAAAAATGCAAGGTAGGGTTAGGCCAGATCATTCTGCTACGATGAAACAAAAATATAAAGATGGTTTACAACCATTAGTTACATGGGTAAAAGCAAACCGTCAAATTATCTCAAATGCTCGCAAAGAATGGTATCAGCATAACCCACATCCAAAAGGCGCAACTGGCATGAAACACACGGCAGAAACTAAAAAAGTTATGTCGGAAAAATCAAAGCAAATGTGGGCAAATATGACTGAGGAACAATTAGATGCTTATTCAAAACGAGCTTCAATCAATGGTCATAAACAAACAATGAACAGGGCTAACGCATCATGGAAATCAGGGTGGCGTGACATTGGCGGGTATAAAAAATATTACAGATCAAGGTGGGAGGCGAATTACGCTCGATATTTAGAGTGGATGAGAACTCAAGATTTGATAGCTGGATGGTTACATGAACCTGAAACGTTTTGGTTTGATGGTATCAAACGAGGGTGCATGAGTTATTTGCCAGATTTTAAGATTAAAGAAAAAGACGGGACAGAAAGTTACCATGAAGTAAAAGGTTGGATGGATGACCGCAGTAAAACAAAAATTAGGCGTATGGCAAAATATCATCCTAAAGTAAAGTTAATTGTTATTGACAGTAAACAATACAAATTACTTGAAAACAAATGTAAAACGACCATCCCAGAATGGGAATAGATTAAATCAGGCGGCGGTTGTACAATTGTGATAGCTATCTTGTGAGGTCACTATGGACTATCCTGCCGTTTTCGTTGCAACCTTGTTCCACAGCGGGACAAATGCACACTTTATGCACTTGCAGACAGACAGCTACGCTAAACACGTTGCGCTGAACGAATACTATGACACGATCATCGAGTTGGGCGATAAGTGGGCAGAAGCGTATCAAGGCGCTTACTCTATCATTAAAAGTTACCCAAAAGATTTTCACTTAGCTACCGATCCAGTCAAGTACATTACGAGCGTCAAGGCGTTTGTAAAGGATATTCGCACCGAGCTGCCGCAAGATTCGGAATTACAGAATATTTGTGACGAAATTGCCGATCTGATCGACAGCACGTTATACAAGCTTAAGGCGTTTAAATAATGCCGAGCAGATCAAAAGCGCAAGAACGCACAATGGCTGCTGCGGCGCACAATCCCGAGTTTGCAAAGAAGATGGGCATACCGATGGGCGTGGCTCAAGACTTCAATCAAGCAGACAAAGCAAAGAAAACAGCGGTATTGTTAAGCAAAATGAAGAAGTAAGCTAAACTATTCATACTTAAACTACCACAATTGGGTAAGTAATGAAGATAGAACAAGTTGCAGTCACGGCGCTAATACCTTACGCTAAAAACAGCAGAACGCACGATGACGCACAAATTGCCCAGATAGCGGCAAGCATTAAAGAGTTTGGCTGGACTAACCCAATCCTAGTAGATGGGGATAAAGGCATCATTGCAGGCCACGGCAGGCTTATGGCGGCTCGAAAGCTAGGCATGACAGAAGTACCAGTCATTGAGCTTAAAGACCTAACACCCACGCAAAAGAAAGCCTACATCATTGCCGACAACCGATTAGCGTTGAACGCAGGGTGGGATGACCAATTGCTAATCATTGAACTTAACGAATTACTTGCAGACAAGTTTAGCTTAGACTTGCTAGGATTTAATGCGGATGAGTTAAATGCTCTATTAAATCCTGTTGAAGTAACTGAAGGGCTGACAGACGAAGATGAAGTACCTGAACCGCCGCCAGAGCCGATTACTAAGCTAGGTGACGTTTGGATATTGGGCAACCACAGGCTTATGTGCGGAGATAGCACTAGCATTGATGCTGTAGATAAGTTGATGGATGGGAAAAGACCAGATATGGTATTTACTGACCCTCCTTACAACATAGACTATCAAGGCGTTAAAGATAAAAGAGAAAAAATTAAGAATGACAAAATGTCCGACGAGGCTTTTAAAGACTTTTTAATGCAATCTCTATATAGCTGCGAAACGATGTATGTGTGTTGTTCTTGGCAATATGCACACATATTTAAAGACGCAATGGAATCTATAGGTCGCAAACCAAAAGCTATGATTGTGTGGGATAAGGTTAATCCGGCGCAGCACTTAGATAAATACTTTAAACAACATGAACTTATTTTTTATTATGGCGATTTTGGCGGTCATAAAACGGTTCGTGGTGATGTATGGACTTTAAAGCGTCAAAAAAATACAGTTCACCTTACTATGAAGCCTGTAGAGTTAATTGAATTAGCTCTTAACGATCAGGCTGGTAAAAACATAGTCTTAGATTGTTTTGGCGGCTCTGGATCAACGCTTATAGCTTGTGAAAAGACTGGCAAAACGGCTAGATTAATGGAGTTAGACCCCAAGTATTGCGACGTAATAGTTAAGCGTTGGGAAAACTTTACAGGCAAGAAAGCAGTTCTTTCGGAGTTATAAAATGGCTCAAGGCGTAAAACACAAGCCAACTCAAGCAGATAGGGACACGGCAAAGCGTTTATCGGCGCTAGGTTGCCCACATGAGGATATTGCCATTCGCTTGAAAATCTCAGCCGATACCCTGACAAAGTATTACCAGACTGAGCTCGACGAGGGCAGAATTGACGCTAACTCAGCCATTGCGGGTACGTTGTTTCAACAGGCTAAGAACGGAAACACAGCCGCGGCTATCTTTTGGCTAAAGACTCGGGCTAGATGGAAAGAAACAGACCGCCATGAGATTGCTGGCGCTGATGGTCGTGACCTGGTGGTTAAATGGGCAGAGAACTAATATTGCCGTACTCACCCAGACGGGTATTCAAATCATTTCATAACCGCAGCGAACGTTGGGCGTGCCTAGTGGCCCATCGTCGTGCCGGCAAGACGGTAGCAGCTATAAACGACATTATCAGGGCAGGCTTGATGTGCAAAAGCCAGCAACCGTTGTTTGCCTACATTGCACCATACCGTAGCCAGGCTAAGTCTGTGGCTTGGGACTACCTGAAACACTTTGCAGCGCCGGTACTTGCGTCATCAAACGAGGCAGAGCTTACCGTTGAGCTAATAACTGGCGGCAAGATACGCTTGTTTGGCGCTGACAACGCAGATGCCATGCGGGGATTAGGCTTTGATGGCGTGTTTATGGACGAATATGGTGACTTTAGACCTAGCGTTTGGGGTAACGTCATTCGACCAACATTGTCAGACAAGCAGGGTTGGGCTGTGTTCGCTGGCACACCAAAGGGTAAGAATCAGTTTTGGCAAATATTTGAAACAGCCAAGAAAACGCCTGACGAGTGGTTTCACCTTGTTTTAAAGGCTAGTGAATCTGGGCTGTTACCTGACACAGAGCTACGAGCAGCTGCCGCACAGATCAGCGATGACCAGTTCTTACAAGAGTATGAGTGTAGCTTTGAGGCGGCAATTCTTGGCGCTTTCTATGGCGAAGATATACGCAAGATTACAGATGCCGGTCAAGTTAGGCGTGTTGACTACGATCCGCACTTACCGACTTACACGGCTTGGGACTTAGGTTATCGAGATGACACGGCGATTTGGTGGTATCAAGTCGTGCGTAACGAAATCCACATCATTGATTATTTTGCAATAAGTGGTGCAAACATTGCAGAAATAGCTAAAATAGTCGTAGAAAAGCCGTATAAATACGCAAAACATTACCTACCGCACGATGCAAGGGCAAAAACTCTAGCAGCAGCGGGTAAGTCAGTTATTGAGCAGTTGAGTGAGTATCTAGGCATCAACAATATGGCGATCGTGCCTGACTTGTCGGTGCAAGATGGGATTCAAGCGGTGCGTCAGATGTTGCCGCAATGTTGGTTTGACAGCGAACGAACGCATGATGGGCTAGAGGCACTTAGGCAATATCAGCGGGAATATGACGAGGACAAAAAGGCATTTAGGCAAACGCCCAGACATGATTGGACAAGCCACCCAGCAGATGCGTTCCGAATGTTGGCGATTGCTTGGAGGTTAGAGCCAAAGGTTAAGCAGCCAGATACGGTCAAGCCGTTGATTGTCGGGCCTGAGAACACAGTAACTTTGAATGATATGTGGGCAACCCACACAACAAACCGGAGTAGAAGATTATGAGTGGTGTACAAAATCCTTATGAGTATCAATACGAAACCGTTGCAGCAAGCCAAACAGCACAAGTATTAGGCGGCACAGGTGCAGTCGGTGACTATGTACATAAGTTGATTGTAAACGTGGCAACGCCTGCGACTGGAACAGTTACGCTTATTGATGGGTCTACTTCAATTGCAATTGTTCCTGCAACAACAGCAGCAGGCGCATATTCTATTGCGATTGAGGCAATCTCAGCGTCTGGCTCTTGGAAGGTTACAACTGGCGCTGGTGCTAGTGTGATGGCGGTTGGCATTTTTAGCGCATGATCGTAGCAAGCGTATTGCGCTCTGGCGGTGATTTCAAGCCTGAACACGTTTATGCCTTGCAAAAGATGTGCGCTAAGTATTTGCCACCGCATGAGTTTGTGTGTTTGTCAGACGTTGAGCTAGAGTGCAAAACCATCCCTTTGATGCATGATTGGGTTGGTTGGTGGGCAAAGATGGAGTTGTTTCGGCTACCAAGTGCGCTGTATTTTGACCTAGATACTGTGCTGACTGGTGACTGTACGGCGATGATTGAGGCGGCAAAGCAGCATGATTTTGTGATTATGCGTGACGTTTACAGGGGTCAGTACAACCCGAAAGCTATGCAAAGTAGCATGATGTATTGGTCGAAACCTGTTGATTTGTACGATAAATTTGCAGCATTACAGATGTATACGGCGGGTGGTGACCAGGCTTACATTGAACACTTTATGCGGGACAAAGTGACGTATTGGCAGGACATTTGTGATGGGATTGTGAGCTTTAAAGCTGATGTGCTGCCCAAAGGGTTAGACGATGCCAAGGTTGTGATATTCCACGGCAAACCTAGACCGTGGGAACAAACGAGGATACCGTATGAAATTGGTTGAAGGCTGGCAAGTTCCCGATATTGACGAGTGCTGCATTAACGCACTCTTGGTCGAGTTGCCAGACTTAAATGTGAGCTATACCCACATGAATCAGTTTCGCACAGTCATTCAGGCAGGCGGCAATATCGGTGTTTATCCTGCAACAATGGCAGGACAATTTGAGCGTGTCATTACAGTTGAGCCTGATTTAGTCAATTATCAGGCTTTGCTGCTAAACGTTGCAGGCCACGACAACATTGAGCATCATCGAGCTGCATTTGGTGACAAGCACGGCACAGCGGCAGTCGATCATCCGTATCCTGAGAACATTGGGGCGCATCAGTTAAAAGCAGGCAAAGATGTGCAAGTTATACCAATTGATGCTTTAGAGGTAAATGATTGCGATTTTATCCAATTAGACATTGAAGGCTACGAACATCTAGCCATATTGGGCGCTGAACAAACAATAAAGAGAACGTATCCAGTTATCACGCTAGAGCTTAAAGGCTTGGGCAGTCGATACGGGTACACCGACGAGGACACAATCAACTTACTCCAAGATTGGGGATACGAGATTGTCGGGCGGGTTAACCGTGACGTAATTTTTGCGAGATACTAAGATGGAAGCATTGACTGGCGTTCAAAAGTGGCTAAATACGATTAGCCAATATGACAATGAATTCAAAAAGTGGGAAGGTCGCACCACTAAGATTGTTAAGCGTTACCGTGATGACAACCGCAATCAAAACACGAACGAAACCGCTAAATTCAACATTTTGTGGTCTAACGTACAGACGCTGATTCCTGCCGTATATGCTCGATTGCCAAAGGCAGACGTTGCTAGGCGCTTTGGCGATAACGACCCAGTTGCCCGTGTTGCCTCACAATTGATTGAACGTGCCTTGGACTTTGAGATCGAGCATTACACCGATTTCAGATCGACCATGAAACACGCAGTTGAGGACAGGTTTTTAGGTGGTCGAGGCGTGGCATGGGTACGGTACGAGCCGCACGTTCGGGCGCAAGACATTCCCGAAGATGGGCTGCAAGTAACCGAAGATGTGGACGAGGTTGACAGCGAAGGTCAACAAGTCAAGACAGCAATGCCTGGCGTTGATGGCGCAATGGGTCAAGAAGTCGAGCCACAAGAGGAAATTGAGTACGAGTGTGCGCCTACCGATTATGTGCATTGGAAGGATTTTGGTCATTCAGTTGCACGAACATGGGAAGAGGTCACAAGCGTTTGGCGCTGGGTGTACATGACCAAAGAAAGCCTTGCTGAACGATTTGGCGAGGAAATGGCTAAAAAAATACCTTTGGATGCAGGGCCTGAAACAAACAAACAGTATTCAACCCAATCCAAAGATTTCACAAGAGCCAAGATTTGCGAGATTTGGGACAAAGAAAGCGGAAAAGTTTATTGGATTAGCAAGAGTTGTCCACAGGTATTGGACGAGCGTGACGATCCGCTAAGATTAGAGAATTTCTTTCCGTGTGCCAAACCTTTGTACGCCACGATGACGAGCGACACGCTTGTGCCTGTGCCAGACTTCGTGCTGTACCAAGATCAAGCCACAGAGCTAGACATTTTGACTGACCGCATTGACGGGTTGGTTAAAGCATTGCGTGTGCGTGGGGTCTATGACGCATCACAACCTACCTTGCAGCGTCTTTTAACTGAAGGCGATAACAACACACTTATTCCTGTTGATAAGTGGATGGCGTTCTCTGAGAAAGGCGGCTTAAAAGGGTCTATTGACTTGCTGCCGTTGGATACTTTGTCAAATGCTCTATTGCAATGCTATCGGGCAAGAGATGAAATCAAAAACCAAATCTATGAAATTACAGGTATTAGTGACATTGTTCGGGGACAGACAGCAGCTAGTGAAACCGCTACGGCACAACAGATTAAGGGTCAGTATGCAGGACTGCGCTTGCGCTCGATGCAAGAAGATGTTGCCTTGTTTGCGAGTGAGCTATTCCAGTTAAAAGCACAGGTGATTTGCACTAAGTTTCAGCCAAGCACGATCCTCCAGTACGCAGCGGCTCAAGCCATGCAGCCGGCAGATCAAGCGTTGATTCCACAGGCTTTACAGTTAATTCAAGACAAGCCGCTACGCTCATTCCGCATCCAAGTCGATTCAGATAGCCTGGTGCAAATTGACGAGCAACAAAACAAACGTGATCGAGTTGAGTTCTTGCAAGCAATGGGCGGGTTCTTGACGCAAGCGTTACCAATGGGTCAACAAGCGCCAGAGTTAGTGCCGATGCTCATTGAATTGGTTAAGTTTGGCGTTGGCGCATATAAGAAAGCCGCACCGATTGAGGGTACGATTGACCAAGCGATGCAAGAATTGCAAATGAAACAGCAGCAAATGGCGGCAAATCCCACGCCACCGCCACCAGACCCTGAGATAATGAAATTGCAAGGCCAGCAGCAGATTGAGCAGATGAAAATGCAAGCCACAGCGCAGGCCGATCAAATGCGGGTGCAGGCTGACGCACAAAACGCACAGACGCAGGCTCAGTTTGATATGCAAGTCGAGCAGATGAAGCTACAAGCTGAGTCGCAATTAGAAAGTCAGAAGCAACAATTTGAAATGGCACTGGCTAACCAAGAATTGCAAGCAAAAGAACGCCAAGAGCGGTATAAGAGCGAACTGGATGCTGCAACAAAGATTACAATTGCTTTGCTTTCTGCCGATCCTAACAAATCAGTTGAAGAAGCAAACGCCCAGGCTACGCAATTAACCAGTCAAATTAGCGAGAATATCAACGCTGCAATGGCACAAATGGCTCAATCTAGCGAAAACATGGCAGCTATGCACGGTCAGACTTTGGCTCAATTAGGCAATGTCGTACAGTCTTTGGGTGCGCCAAAACGAATCATTAGGGGCGCTGACGGGCGAGTTGCGGGTGTTGAGGCGGCTATTTAATGGCAACCATTGACGTAACAGCCTCACAAAACCTCACAGCGGTGGGGGTCTAATGGCATTTTCTTTAGGCACATCAGCGGGCGCAGGAACAATCTCCATCGTAGCAGGTGGCTCAATTGTCACGGGCGTAGGTACTAACTTCCAAGCTGCAAACGTAGGCGCAATTCTCGTTGTAGGCGCACAATGGGGCGTTATCGCTTCAAGAGCAAGCACGACTAGCGTTACCCTTGACCGACCCTTTGCAACGGCTGTAACGGGTTCTGCTTACACGATTAGCGCCAACATCCCCGTCATTACTCAGACGGGTACGGATACTTCGTTGGCTGGTTTGACGGGTGTGCCAGGGGTTACAGCAAGTCCGGCAACTCCAACCCTTTGGACGCTTACTAGCGCAGTCTTGCAGATTAACGGCACTTTAAACATTAATCGAATGACAAACCGATTAAGGTTTGTGAACCCCGCAAACATTACCCCTACGCTTTCAACTACAGTTTCGGCTATGACTGTGGGTGCGACAGGTGTGTTTAACAACTCTGTTACGCAAACTTTAAACGGGTATTCATTCAAGTCCCCAAGTTACGCTATTTTGTTTGATGTTGTTATACCTAACTACGGAACGCCTCACTCAACAGCCAGTTTAATTTATGGGGTTTTAGGTAGCACAATTACGCTTGAAGGTGACATAGAGTTTACCAACACAGCGGGTAGTGCAATCACAATGGTTGGTTCTGCGGGAACAATGACCTTGCAAAACGGGTCGATGATTAACAGCAGTACAGTAGGTATTAATTACAACTTCTTTTCAATTGGTGCTTCAGCAGTTATAAGCCTTGTCAACTACGCTGGCTATGGTATTTCTCTGCGTGTAGGTGAGAACACAACAAATATTAACAACTACGCTGGTATTGCTGGCCCATATGTAATCAACATCAACACAGGCACAACAATCAACAATGCGCAGTATGCGGGTTTGCAAGATTTAGGTAATACTGTATCTTTTAGATTTATTGCTGGGCGAAAGTATATCCAGTTTGTAAACCTTTCATCTTCTAGATTAGTTCCCACTTTAAGTAACGCTAACACTTTAGGTGGGTCACAGTATCTAATTGTAAATCAGCTAAGCCTAACTGCTACTGGTGCTATTGGAAATATTCCAGATGTTAAGTTTTGGGCGAGGGATTCTAATAATGGCGCTCGCTACACACAGAACTATGGTGCAGGTACGGCTTACGAAATAGCGACTACGGGCGATTTAACTTATACAGCTACGACTAACGCAAGCGGTGTTGCACCAACACAAAACATTATTAGCGCTGTTTACTACGAACCAACAGGCACAACATACGCAATTGATTATCGTGGCAACAATGGGGCGCAAGACCTGAACATTTATCAGTGCGCTTACAACTACGTCCTGAGCAATTCGCTTACGAACCTTTGGCCTCTGAATAACAGCGTTTATGGCGGTGTAGCAGTACGAAACCAAGGCTTTGTTTTACTACAAGACACTTCTGTTACCCAAACCACAATGGCAACGGTTGCGGCGTACACGGCATTAAACACAGCACAGCAGTTGTACGACTACGCTAAGTATTACCTCTACACCAACTTTGCTGGTGAAACAGCAACTTACGTCACTCGTTCTGGTGATGTAATTAACGCTGGTTCGTATAACGTCATCATTGATGCAACCGCTGCCACGCCGTTTGTTTTTGCTGGCTCGACAATTACAGCTAAGTCCTCGACCTTTACAGGAAGCCTGACAACATCGGGCGCGGTTACACTGGCTAACGGTGCGGTGTTTTCAAGCAACACGGTGACAGCCAACGTATCTCAGGCAACGCCTACAAACCTCACGGGCGTAACAATCAATGGCAATCTGACCTACAACACAAACACGCCAATCACCATCACACTGACTAACTGCGCTATCTCAGGCACAGTCAGCAACAGCGGCTCAGGCTTGGTCACAATCAGTTTGACCAACAGCACGATTGGCACGGTAGGCTCTAACGTCACTTCACGCATTACCACCTCGCTGACACTCAACGGCCTAACTGCGGGTTCACAGGTTTACGTTGCCAACGGTGCAGGCGCACAAGTTGCGTATGTCGCATCCAGCGGCACAAGCTACACACTAGACACCACTGGTCAAACAGGCGCTTGGGTTTGGAAGGTAGCTCGCTATGGATTTACATCACAATATGGCGGACACAGCCCGGCTGTGGCAAGTACAACGGTTACGGTTGTGTTATCGGCTGACGCATTTATTACTCAGCCTGTGAAGGCTACGGTGGCAGCGTATGAGTTCCTGCCGAACATGGATACCCTGTACGATTACTCAGCCTACTACGAAACACTAGAGGTCGGCATACCCTACTCACGAATTATTACCAAGGCGGGTACAAACGCTTCTGCCGGATCGTATCCTGTAACACTTAACGACACAGGCGACGTATGGATTTTTGACGGTTCGTCGCTATCAATTTGGTGCGGCGATAGGCTGAGTCCAGGAACTACAATCACAGGCGCATTGTTTAGCTCAAGCCCTGTAACAATACTGCCGTCTAACTTTGTCAATACAGCTATCACCGCTAATGTGATACAGCCTATTCCGTTTGACTTGTCTGGTATGACTATTACGGGCAACTTAACTTATGACGATAGCGCACCACTCGCCTATACCGTAACGATTACTGATAGCACGATTAGCGGCACGATTAGTAACGCTGGAACAGCGGAAGTTAAAGTCATTAAAGCGGGTACTAGCCCATTCTTTACCGCTGGTGCAAGGGTAACTGTTGTAGCTATCGTGGCTATTACAACCCCTAATAACTTAGCCCTATCTACCTACATCATTAAAAATGGTGGCACAGACCTTGGTTGGGTTGTGCAAAATACGGCTAGAAGTTTAGAGATTCAAGCGGGCGATACCTTTGCGGTCTATGCCGTAGCCTACGGTTATCAGCGCACATTGTTCTACCCCACAGCCTCAAACTTCAACTCGTTTAGCGTGTCGTTACTGCCTGAAACCAACGTAGATACATCGCTTAACACGACAACTAGAAATTTCATTGCAACACAGATCAGCACCGCTCTCGTTGGCCCAGCGCTTGCGGTATCGGTTTTATCAGACTTGCGGGCTTATTCGCCAGCAGACGTTTTGAACGGGTTGCAGTATTACAGCGTGGTTTACGGTGAATTGCCAGCGTATATTTCGGTTCTAACGGGAACAACGGAAGGGTTTACCATCATCTCAGGTGGCGTTTATATATCAAGCCCTGCGTTCTACGCACAGGTCAATAACTCAGTTACGACTACGACAAATCTAGGTATTTTGATTCCGTTGTATTTTGACGTAGACCCAGCGGTGTATATTGCAGACCCGACCTACACCCCGACTAAAAAGAACACTAGCGGCATTGTGCTACAGACTGCGCCGTGGACACAGCAAACTGCGACGATTAGCCAAACAGACAAGGCAGACATTGCAGACGAAAGCGCAACTGCTACGTTAATCGCAATGAACGCAACACCGCCAGATGTAAACATTGCCAAAATAAACGGGTATATCGTTGATGGTGTTGGCTCAGACACAAATCCGTGGGGGCCTGCGTAAATGGCTTCGGCTTGGGGTCTATCGTTTGGCAACGCCTGGGGGTTTTCATTTGGTAAAACCGTCATTTTTGACGTTGATACCCACGATGGCGGCGATAAAAAACGCAAATTTGTTAATGAGGCAAACAAAAAACGCAAACAACGGGCAGAAATAGTACGTTTGTTTGAGCAGCTGGTCGAAGGCAAACCGGACGTTGCAAGGCAAATTGTTAAGCCAATTGTACAAAATGCGTCAATTGTTGAATTAAAATCAATTAACTTTGACCAATTGCTTGCTGATTTGTCACGAATTGATCAGATTTATGCGGCATGGGTTGAAATGGATGATGAGGAAGTTTTAAGCCTGTTATGAAGAAAACATATATATATGTAAATGGCGAACTGGTCGAAAAAGGCTCAAAAGAGCATTACGAGAGCCTTGGCCCAATGGTTATGCCCGACATTCAACCTTATAAATCCATGATTGACGGGTCGATGATTACAAGCCGGTCTGTCCATCGTGACCATCTACGACAGCATGGGTGCATTGAGGTGGGCAACGAAAAGATGGAAACCAAGTTGCCACCACCAAAAGACACGCGCAAGGAAGTTATGCGGCAACAGCTGGCAAACATGACGCATAAGCAAGCAAACCAAATTCTTTCACAACTACGTCGTAAATTTACCTAAGGGGTATGCAATTGGAAAATCCTGAATTAGACCGTCGAGAGTTACTGTCACAGCAGTTCGACGAAGTTCAGAATGAAACACCCGTCGAGGCAGTAAAGACTCAGCCTGAACCCGAACTTGAGCCACCGGCAGAACCGCCAGTTTGGGAACGCCCACCGGCATCGTGGAAAAAGGATTATCACGAAGCCTGGACAACCGCTGATCCAAAGCTGAAAGAATACGCTTGGAAACGTGAAGAAGAAATGAAAGCAGGGGTTCAGCCTTTGCTTTCAAAAGCCCAATTTGCCGACCAAATGCAGCAGGCCATTGAGCCGTACATGAATAATATTCGTGGGCTTGGTATCGAAGCACCGCAAGCGGTGAAGGCGTTGATGGAGGCTGATAACGTTTTACGACATGGTTCAGCGCAACAAAAACAAGCATATTTTGCCCAATTAGCGCAACAGTACGGTATTAACATGGGCGAGGTGCAAGCGCAGCCTGTTGATCCTAACTTTTACGCCATTCAAAATGAGCTTGCACAAGTTCGTGGCGAAGTGTTAAATTGGAAGCAACAGCAAGAAAATGCACAAAATGAAGCGCTTTTGAACGAAATCAACCAATTTCAAACAAAAGCAGAGTATTTTGAGGAAGCTCGACCAACAATGATCCAACTGCTTAACAGCGGTGTGGCGAAGGACTTGGAAGATGCGTACCAAAAGGCAATACGCCTAGATAACGACTTGTTTACAAAGCATCAGCAAGCCTCACAGGGTGCAGCAGATGCAGCGAAACGGGAAGCATCGAACAGGGCAGCGAAAGCGGCTCGGGCGGCAGCGGTCAGCGTTAAAAGTTCCACACCAGGGGCAGCGACGAGTACCAAAGCGCAAGATAGGCGCTCTTTACTCATGCAACAGTTTGACAACATGAACGAGCGTTTTTGATAACCTAATCGGAGATTACTATGGCATTTGCCAATAGCTCGATCAGCGACATCATTGCGACTAACATTCAATCTCGCACTGGTGAACTGGCTGACAACGTAACAAACAACAACGCTTTACTGCGCCGTTTGAAAGAACGTGGCAACGTAAAGACTTTCTCTGGCGGTAACGTGATTTTGCAAGAAATCATGTATAACGACAGCGCAACCAACAACACTAACAGCTATTCAGGCTACGAAGTGTTAAACGTGTCGCAAAACAGCCCCATCTCGGCGGCTCAGTTTTCGATTACCCAGTACGCATCAGCAGTGTCGATCAGCGGCTTGGAAATGATCCAAAACAGCGGCAAAGAAGCAATTATCGACTTGCTAGATGGTCGTATGTCTGTTGCTGAAGCTCAGTTAGCTAACCGTATTTCGGGCGATATTTACCTTGACGGTACTGGTAATTCAGGTAAGAACATTACCGGCCTTGGCGCTGCAATTCCTGACGCACCATCAAGCGGTACATACGGCGGCATCAACCGTGCAACTTTCACGTTTTGGCAATCTGTTGCCTATTCAGGCGTGACTAACGGCGGCTCTGCTACATCAGCATCAAACATCCAAGCATATATGGACGCTTTGGCTGTTCAGTTGATTCGCGGTACAGACAAGCCTGATCTGATTGTTTGCGACAACAATTATTACAAACTGTATTTGCAATCGTTGCAGTCAATCCAGCGTATTACTGACGGTGGTAATTCGTCAGCAGGCGCCGGTTTTGCATCATTGAAATACTACGGCGCTGGTATGGCATCTGATGTGGTTCTTGACGGTGGTATTGGTAACGCAGCAACTGCTAACCATATGTACTTCCTGAACACCAAATACTTGATGTTCCGTCCACACGCTGATCGCAACTTTGTGCCAATCGGTGGCGAACGCCAAGCTGTTAACCAAGACGCTATCGTCAAGCTCATCGGCTTTGCAGGCAACCTCACATCTTCAGGCCCGCAATTCTGCGGCGTTCTGATCGCCTAAAGGAAACCATCATGGCTTATACATTTGACGAACCACGTTTGGGACTTCAGCAAATTGCTCAAGTCAACGACACAGTAGTAACAGCTGGCGGCACAACTATCGTTGCGCCACCGGCAGTTTTAGGCAGCATTGTTCGTGCATTTGATCCAGTTTACGGCGAGGGTGAGTTCATCCTGCTGTTAGGCGTGGCATCAACTGTTGTTGGCTCGGTTGTGCGTTACAACGCAACGACCTATCAAACAACTTTGGTTGTTAACACCGCCGTTCAAGACGTGCCGGTTGCCGTTGCAATGTCTGCTTGTGTTGCCGGTCAGTATGGCTGGTATCAAATCTCTGGTAATGCAGTCATCAAGAAAACAGCCGTTACCGTTGCACCTAACGTTACTCTGTTCTTGTCGGCTACAGCTGGTCGCGTTAAAGTCTTGGCATCTGCCGGTTTGCAAGTTGTTGCTGCACGTTCGGCAAACTTGACCACCGTCACTTCAACGACTTCAACGATTACCGTTACCATCAACCGTCCACATCTCCAGTCACAGATCACCTAAATGATTGAAGCTGTACTTGATGTTGTAGGAAACACAGAGCCTAACGTTTTGTTGGGCAATGTGCAGCGATCCGTAGAAAGGTCGCTGCTTTGGTTTGATTTTGACGAGTCATCCCAAGGCAGCGTATGCCTTGTTGGTGGTGGGCCAAGTCTGGTTGACACGATTGACCAGTTGCGGCTACGCCACCAAAACGGCGCAAAAGTATGGGCAATGAACGGCTCTTACGACTATCTAGTGGGGCAAGGCATTATCCCTGACGCAATGGTGATGCTTGACGCTCGACCAGAAAACGTAAGGTTTGTGCAAAAGCCATATGCAAAAACTACGTTTTACATTAGCAGTCAATGCGACGATTCAGTTTTTGAAGCGTTAAAAAATTACAAAGTGGTGTTGGTTCACGCAAACACGCCTGGCGTTTATGAGTTGCTTGAGCATGAAAAGGCTCGACCAGTTCACTTAATGGGTGGGTTTACGACTGTTGGTATTTTGGCGTTGATATTGGCTAAGTTGCAAGGTTTTAAGCGTATCTTTATGTTTGGTATGGATTCAAGTTATCGTAATGGCGAACACCATGCGTACAAACAAACGAGCAACGATGGCGAACGCATTATTGACGCTATGGTGAACGATGTAACGTATAAATGTGCGCCGTGGATGGCACAACAAGTAACAGATTTTCAAAATGTCGTGGCAGAGTTTGACGATGTTACGATTGAAGTATGTGGCGATGGGCTTTTGCACGAAATGGCAAAGGCAATGAGTAATTAACCTAAAGGATTATCATGGCATTTCCCTCACGTATTATGGGCGCAGGCAATTCACCGTTAACTGCTCAAGTAATTTGTGGCGAAGGCGCTGTCGGCCTAGTCGCTACTGGCACAACCGCAGCAGATGCTTTGCAGCTCAATGTGTCAAACAACACGATCACGACTTCAGCAGCATCGACTGGCGTTAAGTTGCCACCTTGCGAAACTGGCGCTGAAATGATTATTCGTAATGATTCGGGTCAGACAATTACCGTCTATCCTTTCAATACGTCGACTACAATGAACGCAGCTGCTGCAAGCGTTACTCTTGCAACGGCTAAAACAATGCTTGTAAAAGCAACTTCCGCAACTACTTGGGTCACATTAACAGGGGCATAAATTGGGCTTAGACAGCGACATTCATAACGCAGATTCGCACCTACACGTCGAGTTCTACGTATACGATAAAGAGCCGTATAAAGATAAGCCGTTTGTCAGAATCATAGTGCCAGGCGATAAAACAACGATTATTGACCAGCCCGTTCGGGAAGATCATAAACAGCGTTTTGCCCGTCAATGGTTGTATTTCCAAATGCAGAACAACAATGCAGAAGTTATTGGTGTTCCGCTAGCACAATGGGTAAAAGACGATCCTGAAAACTTTAACGATATGCAGATGGCAGAATTGCAAATCTTCAAGTTTCAGACCGTTGAGCAAGTTGCTACCGCTACCGACAACCAATTGCAGCGTATTGGCATGGGTGCGGTGGGTTTGCGAGAGCAGGCGAGGCGTTATTTAGCAGTTAAAAACCAATCTTCTAGTCAGACTGAGATTGAACACACTAAGTCGGAACTTGCTGAAGTAAAAGAGCAATTGGCGGCTTTGATGGCTCAGTTGTCGGAAAAGAAGGTTGGGAGGCCGAAAAAAGAGGAATAAATGTCATCAACGATGCTACAGCTAGTCACCCAAGTAACCAATGAATTGGGTGTATCCACGCCAACTACTGTGGCATCGAATACGAACCAAGATGTAATTCAAATCTTGGCTCTTATGAACGCTGCCGGTTATGAGTTCTTGCGAAAGCATGACTGGCGGGAATTAACTAAACGGCACACATTTGTAAGTGAATACACCCAAACAACGGGTAATGTAACTTTAAACACTTACACAATCACTAACATCCCTTCAACTGCTGGGCTTGATACAACGTATCAAGTCGTTGGCAACGGCATCTCAAACGCTTGTTACATTGAGTCGGTTGATTCAGCTACGCAAGTGACGGTTAATTTGCCATCTACGGGAACGTATACAGGGGCTACGATCACCTTTCAAAAGGTCAAGTACGATCTACCCTCGGATTACGAATCAACCGTTCCTCGTACTCATTGGGATCTCAGCAAGCATTGGGAGATGCTAGGGCCTGAAAGTCCACAGCAATGGGAATGGCTACTTTCGGGCTTTATCTCAACCGGCCCACGTATTCGCTGGCGCTTGTTGGGTAAATACTTTCAGATTTGGCCTGGCGTTTCCACTAACGAGCTTTTGGGTTACGAATATCGGTCAAAAGGTTGGGCATTATCGTCAACTGATGTTGTCAAAAATTCATTTACTGCCGATACCGACACTTGCATTTACCCAGATCGACTGATGGTATTGGCTACAAAGCTCAAGTATTTCGAGGCTAAAGGCTTTGATACTACGGCAATGTATCGCAACTATATCGAGGAATTTGAGATTGTTCGGGCGCAAGATATGTCGGCGGCTAACTTGTCGTTTGCACCACGCCCAGGCACAGTCTTGATTGGCTACGACAACATTCCTGACACCGGCTACGGGACAAACTAATGGCAAGCCGACTTGTACAAGGCACGGCAGCTCGCGTTCAATCGTTGCCTGCGCCTATCGGTGGTTGGAACGTGCGGGATTCCATTGCAAACATGGATACGCTTGATGCTGTCCAACTAACCAATTTGTTCCCCACGGTCAATAACGTGGTGTTGCGTGGTGGATACACCAAATACTCTACCGGCATACCTGGTCAAGTCCAGACGCTTATGGGTTATTCAAGCGGTGCAACTGACAAATTGTTTGCCATTGCGGGTACGTCAATTTATGACTGTACGCTTGGCGGTGCGGTGGGTGCGGCGGTAAAAACGGGTTTAAGTAATGCAAAGTGGGAATACACCAACGTTACAACGCCTGCTGGTGGTTACTTGTATTTGGTCAATGGCGTGGATGCGCCGTTACTGTATGACGGGTCAGTATGGACAAATCCAACTATTACTGGAGTTGGTGCAAGCAGTTTGAGCAACATTGCCATCTTTAAAAACCAAGTGTGGTTTACGCAAAACAATTCGCTTAAAGCGTATTATTTGCCAACTTTAAGCATTGCTGGCGCAGCTAATGCAATTGACATGAGTTCGGTTGCCCAACTTGGTGGATTCTTGGTTGCCGTAGGAACATGGACAATTGATGCAGGCTATGGCGTAGACGATAACCTAGTGTTTATTACGTCCAATGACGAGGTTATTGTTTGGGCGGGTACTGATCCCTCAAATGCAGATAAATGGGCGCTAGTGGGCGTTTGGCGGGTCGGGAAGCCTGTTGGCAAGCGATGCCTGCTCAAGTACGGCGGCGATATGTTGATGCTAACTTACAACGGTTTATATCCCCTTGCCGCAAGCCTGCAATCATCCAGACTTGATCCCCGTGTTGCGCTGTCGGACAAGATTCAAGGCGCATTTACCGCTGCAACGCAACAATACGGCGGTAATTTTGGGTGGGACATTATGTTTGACCCACAACATAACGCATTAACCGTAAATGTGCCGGTTGCTGAAGGTCAACAACAGCAATATGTGATGAATAACATCACGAAAGCCTGGTGCAACTTTACAGGCCAAGCTGCTAATTGTTGGGCAATCTTTGACAACGAGCCGTACTGGGGCGGTAATGGGTTTGTTGCCCATGCGTGGGATGACAATTATGCTGATGACGTTAGCGACATTAATGGTTATGCGTTGCAAGCGTTTAATT